TAATAAAGAAGAAAATATAAATAAAGAACAGGGAGAAATAACCAATAATAAAGAAGAAGAGGAACTTATAAATAACAAAGAGAAAGAGGAAATTATAAAGAAGAAAGAGAAAGAGGAAATTATAAAGAAGAAAGGGAAAAAATAATAAAGAAGAAAAATAAACATTTATTCATATACATATATATTTACCTATAGTATATGAATATTTTAGGCAAGTTAAAAATAAAACCACAGTTATCTGAAAAAGAAGGACCTGTAAAAGTAGCTATTGTTTTACCCAAAAAAACTGTTTCAGAAATTAAATTGGATAAAATCACCTTTGTAGATAAACAAGAGACTGGATTTGATATGGAGGCGTTGAATCGTCGGTTACAAGAATCGCAGCTTTCAAAGGTTACTGTCAAGAAAACAGAGTCTGAGAAGGAAAAAGAAAAGGAGAAGAGAAAAGAAAAGAAATTCACGAAACGCACGTTGGTATTGGTGCCTGAAGTAGAAGAAAAAGAAGAAGAGAAAGAGGAAAAAGCTGAGGAAGATGAGGTTTTGGAAAAGATTACGGTAGGTAAGAAAAAGAGACGAACAGAACAGGTGAAAAAAGGTGTAGCTATTCTCGATCCTAGTGAATGGGCTTCTATTGATGGAGAATCGATTCTATCTCGGTTACCAGTGAAAGAGCCCAAGGTTATTTACAAAGTTCCTAGTTATTACATGAATAACCGGGAAATCTTTGTCAATTTTATTAATTCTCTTTTTGATAGCTATCGTGACGAAGTTATGGATGATACTAAACAAATTACATGTGATACGTTAAGACAAAGTTCAGAAAGTGTTTCACTTTTGACACATCAAAAAATTGTTCGTGATTACTTGAATTTATATACACCTTATCGAGGATTGTTACTGTATCATGGCTTGGGTGCGGGCAAATGCCACGCAATTAATACGCCTATTATCATGTCAGATGGGACTATTAAATTAGTTCAAGATATTCAGGTTGGCGATTTATTAATGGGGGATGATTCAACTCCAAGAACAGTACTTTCTTTAGCAAGTGGCGAAGATGAAATGTATGATATTATTCCTGTCAAAGGTGAAAAATATACGGTAAACCAAGAACATATACTGTGCCTGAAAGCTAGTGGATTTCCCAAATTATCTAGAAATAATCATAAAGGAAATACAAATTATAACATACAATGGATTGAGAATAATGAATTTTATTCCAAAACTTTTACATTTAATTCAACTATCATAAATGATAATGAAGAAAAACATATTATGGCAAAAAAGTTTTTTGAGGAAATTAAATCAAATTCAAAGACAAATAATAATATTATTGAAATTCCAGTAAAAGATTATATAAAACTTTCTGACAAAAAAAAAGGGTTTTTAAAAGGATATAAAGTTCCGTTAGAATTTCCCACTAGAGAGGTTCCTCTAGATCCGTATATGTTAGGCTACTGGCTAGGCGATGGATGTACGTACAATACTTGCATTACTAGCCAAGATTCTACAGTTCTTCATTATTTTCATAAACACTTACCTAAATATAATGTTTCTTTGATGCATAAAGCTTATTATAACTATAATATTGCAGGAGATGGACGACCTAATAACAACTTATTTTTAAATACCCTAAAAGATTTAAATTTAATTAAAAATAAACATATCCCACACATTTATAAGTGTAATTCTAGAGAAAATAGATTGAAGTTATTAGCTGGATTATTGGATAGCGATGGACATCTAGATAAACATAATGGTTTTGAATTTACACAAAAAAACGAGGCTATGATGGAAGATGTAATTTATTTGGCTAGAAGTCTAGGTTTCTCCTGTTACAAACATGAAAAAAAGACTTCGTGGACCTATAAAGGTGTTAAAAATTATGGAACTGCTTTTAGGATATGTATTAATGGGGAAGGTTTAGAAGAAATTCCAACATTGATTCCTAGAAAACGTGCACCCGCAAGATGTCAGATAAAAGATGTTTTAGTAACTGGTATAACGGTCAACCATGTAGGTAGCGGAAATTATTATGGATTTACAATAGATAGTAATAATAGATATGTAATGGGAGATTTTACTGTAACACATAATACATTAAGTAGTATATCAATTGCTGAGGGTCTAAAAGATACAAAAAAAGTTATTATTTTGACTCCAGCTTCTTTACATCCAAATTATGTGTCTGAGATTAAAAAGGGTGGAGATGCCATGTATAAGCTGAATCAATGTTGGGAATGGATTCCTACTGTAGATAAACCCGATTTGGTTGAAACCTTATCTTCAGTTCTTCATTTATCCATGGATTATATTAAGAAAAAAGGAGGTGCTTGGTTAGTCAATGTCAAAAAAACGAAACCATTGAAAAAGGGTGGTAAAAAATACAGTGGGGGAGCTTCTAGTGATATTGAAGAAGTGAGTGCCCCTGCACTGAGTGAAGAGATAGAAGAAATAGGGACAAAATCTCTTGCTTCTTCTTCTAAAAAAAGCAAGGCAAGTGAATCTAAGAAACTGGTAGAAGAGGAAAAAGAGGACACCGAAGGCGAAGAGGAAGAACAAGAGGAAGGCGAAGATAAGGTATCATGTACCTATGAAAGAATGTCTCCTTCTGAAAAAGTCAGTCTTGATGCCCAAATCACTGAAATGATTGAATCGAAATATCGTTTTATTCATTATAATGGTTTGCGTCGTTCCAAGGTAAAAGAAATGACAAGTGATTTTACAACCAATATTTTTGATAATTCAGTTGTAATCATTGACGAAGCCCATAATTTTATTAGTCGTATCGTGAATAAAATAGAAAAAGAAAAAGAAATTCCAGTAGATAGAACTGGTAAAAAAGAACGTGTCCCTCTTTCTCTAGCCGTTATTTTATATGAAATGTTACTAAGTGCCAAAGATGCTAGAATTGTATTGTTAACAGGTACTCCTATTATTAATTACCCCAATGAAATTGGCATTCTCTTCAATATTTTGAGAGGGTATATTAAAACATGGGAATTCCCTTTAAATGTGAAATCATCTAAGGCAGTCAATCTTGAAAGCTTAACGGCTATTCTAGGAAGAGAGCGTAATATGGATTACGTAGAGTATTCGGCTTCCAGCAAAAAGTTGCTTATTACCAGAAACCCCTTTGGGTTTGAAAATGTTGAATCAAGAGAGAAAAAGTATGTGGGAGTCACGGGTGAAGAGAGAGAAAGAAAGGGATCCGATGGGAAAAAGAGTATGGTAAAACGAGGACAAGTTAGCGATTCCGATTTTGAAAGACATATTATTCGTTTATTACAAGAGAATGATATAGAAGTTATTCCCTCGGGAGTCACGGTCCATTTATACAAAGCACTTCCTGATAAATTTGAGGATTTTATGAATCGTTTTATTGAAGTTGGTACAAATAATATTAAAAATGAAGAAATGTTTAAAAAACGAATCATTGGACTTACTTCCTATTTCCGCAGCGCCCAAGAGAAGTTACTACCTAGGTATGAAAAGGTCACAGATTATCACATTATTAAAATCCCCATGAGTGATTACCAGTTTGGTATTTATGAGGCTGCTAGAAAAGAGGAACGTAAACAGGAAAAATCTAGCAAAACAAAAAAGGGTAAAGTAGATGAGAATGGCATTTTTAAGGAGCCTAGTTCTACTTATCGTATTTTTTCTCGTTTATACTGTAATTTTGTCATGCCAAAACCACCCGGACGTCCTTTACCTAGAGAAGAAAGAGATGAGGCAGTAGAAGGCGTAGAAGGCGTAGAAGGTGCCGAGAGTCTATATCAAGTAGCTCTTAAAGAAGGCAATAAACGAGTCAATGATTTGGATGAGAAAGAAGAGGGAGATGGTATTATTGAAGGGGATGTTATTATAGAACAATTGGCTGATTCTACCTATGATACTCGCATTAAAGAAGCAATTCAATATGTAGAGGACCGTGCTCCAGAATATTTAAGTAAAACGGGGTTGGAAACTTATAGCCCCAAATATTTACACATGCTTGAAAATATACAGGATGTCGAAAATATTGGCCTTCATTTGGTATATAGCCAATTTCGCACTTTGGAGGGTATTGGTATGTTTACACGCGTGCTAGACCAAAACGGGTTTACTCAATTCAAAATTAAAAAAGGAGCTACGGGTGAATTTGAAATCGATATTTCCGAAGAAAATCGAGGAAAACCTACTTATGCTTTGTATACGGGAACAGAATCCACGGAAGAAAAGGAAACCTTAAGAAAAATATTCAATAGTAGTTGGTCTGAATTACCACTATCCTTAGCCGAACAATTGAAACAAATCTCTCATAATAATAATACTGGAGAGATTATCAAGGTATTTATGATTACTGCCTCTGGCTCAGAGGGTATCAATCTGCGAAATACTCGATTCGTACATATTATGGAACCTTATTGGCATCCAGTACGTATGGAACAAGTCATTGGTCGTGCTAGACGTATTTGTAGTCATACTGATTTACCAGAAGCATTACAAACTATTGAAGTATATGTATATTTGATGACCTTTACGGAAGCTCAAATTAAAAGTGATAAATCTATTGAATTAAAACAAAAAGATTTGAGTAAACAGACGTATCAACTCTCACCAGATAAGCCAGACAAAGCCCAAATTCCTTTTACAAGTGACGAGACTTTATACGAGATTTCTATGATAAAAGAAACGTTGAGTTCTAAATTACTAACAGCAGTAAAAGAAGCATCCATTGATTGTGCTATTTATTCCAAAAAAGGTAATAAAGAACAGCTTCATTGTTTACAGTTTGGACGGTCTAAAGCAAATACTTTTTCATATAAACCATCTATTACTGGAGAAGAGCCTGATACTGTATCAAAGATCAATAAAGAAAAAATTACTTGGAAAGGAAAAGAAGTTACTTTAAAAGGGAAAAAATATATTTATCGTAAAATAGATGAAAGAAATGGAATGTTGTATGATTATGATAGTTATTTGCGAGCACTGGAGGTTCCTGGTGTAGAACCTACTTTAATTGGTAACTTGAAAAAGAATGATCGTGGAGAACAAGTTTTTACAAAACTATAAGCCCTACTATTATATGACTGTTTTCACGTTTTTGGCAAAGACAGAAGAGAATATAATAAAGAAAGGAACTATATATTTTTTATATTTTATATAGTTTACAACATTGGTAATACTCTTCTGGTTGTATATATTTTTTTCTTCTAGCTCTCTTGTTTTTGAATAAGTAATGTCTATAAAAGCAACATATAGAATGGAGAGTACATCCATCAAATTCATATGCATATAAGGACTTTCCCCAATATTCATAAGTTCTGAAAATCCTACATCAAATTGAAGCTTTTCTCTATATAACATAGTTACCATTCCAGACGCTGCTGCTACCGGAAGCACCTGTTCTTCATTTAAGGAAATAATATCACACTCTTTTTTTATGGTAGATGTCATTAGAACCGTTTTATTTTTTGGAACAAAATCCCAATCTACTTCACCATTGTTCCAATAATCAGGGTCGTCCCAATAATCAACCGGATTGGTAGTCATCTTCATCTTTATCTTTTTCGATAGAAGTGAATGAGTAGGTGTTTTAATAAAGGCATGGCTTAATGACAGGTAGAGCGTCAATACGAGAATGTTTTTCATCATGATATCTATTATTATACAGTAATAATAAATATCATTACTAGCTTCATTTTTTTTATAAATGATTACCTATTATTTATTTTCTAAGATAGTTAATTTTTCTAAGAGTAGATCCATCTTTTTATGTAATTCAGTAAGTGTATCTAGTATAATATCATTTTTGTCTGGCATAGATTTTAACTTTGAAAAAATATGGCGACTACTATCTTCATGTATGGATAATTGTACGTTCTCTTCAAGATTTTCTGCCCATGTTAATGTTTTTTTTTCTTTCAATGGTAGTATTCCGTCTTTCTCTATTTCCTCACCAATTTTAATATACTTTATTGGAGTTGATTGTGGGTTACTATTACTTGATTCTTCTTGTTTTGGCATCCAATTTTTATTCACAGATTGTTGAATCTGTTCTATATCAAAATTACGCTGAGCCATCGTTTCGGCGATTAATTTTTCCATTTCACTTATAGGTGTATCCATATCATCTTGAAATTTGGGAGCAGGTGGAATTACTTTATTGATAGAAGTATTGAACTCATGTTGTTTGGCATTCAGTTCTCTCTCAAATTGCGTTTTTTTATCTTGTTGTATTTCTTCTGCTGTAATAGGTACTACAGATTTAGCTTTATTACTAGATAAAAATAAGGTCAAAAATTTTTTATTCATCTGAAATAAATCTGGATGATAACCGATATCATTAAATTGTTTTACCGCTTCTATAAAGTGACTTCTTAGTTCATTTATAACAGCTACAGTTGGTCTCTCATTGTCAATAATGACTTCCCATAAGGTAGATATATTATTTGAATGTAAAAAAGTTTCAGATTCAGTTTTTAACATAGTAGTTTATAAATACTTTATATGCAAGTATTTATATACTTTTCGATAGCGAACTAATTTCTAACAGGTTCATAGTGACCTCCCGTCCATTCTAATTCTATTTTTTTTGAGGATTCGCATGTAACGGGTAAAAACTCTATAGATCTATCATTATTATTATTGCGTCTATCTCTAACGACGATACTTATATTCCATATATTACAGGCTGCTTGTATTTCTATAGCTCCACCCCAAGTAGATGTGTTTCGCATATGTTGGATATAATTATTCGATTCCATTTGTAATATGACATTTGTTTCTATACCATCAATAATTTTTCCATTTTGTTCCAAATAATCACATATTTTTTGTCTTATTTCATAAGATCCCTCTCCAATAAAATACTGTAAGCTATTGAATAAGCAGCTCATTTACAGATACTACAAATAGTTATATACTTTTTATATAATTATTTACAACAATATTTTTATTCTCAATAATATTTTTATTCTTTATAGTGAATCATTAAAATAAAATTTGCGAAATTGTTCCATATATTTGTCTGAAAGAATATGGGTTTTGAAGTATTCTTCGGTATGTTTATCTTCCAACATGTGCACTATAAAATATAAAGAATATATTCCACATTCTGTATCTCCATACTGATGTTCTACTGGATGATTCTGATCGAATTTAAAATGTATGGGTTTTTGTAATTTGTTACCTTGAGCTGTTACCATTTTAACAAATTTTTTGACTTGTCTTGAAGCTGGATCTCCAGCACTATCAAAGAAAAAGATGGATGCTTTTCTAACATTGATAAAAAGAGAGATCCAATGAGACCCATCTTTATCGTGTGGATCTGTATTGAAAATAATACCAAATTTAAATTTTCCTCGTTTCATTTCTTTTTCTAAATTAAAATGGCATAACTCATCCCATACACATTCTCCATAAGATTCTTTGGCGTCATAATCAATTGGAGATGGACCTATAAAACTAAAACACTTGTAAATTTTTTCATATTGCTTCATTACATTTAAAATATCCAAACTAGAAAGCCACTCATTTGGATTCGTTTTCCATTCATCGGGAGAGACGGGAGCAAACGACTGTGCCAATTCTTTTCTAAGTTTATTATTATTTTTAATAAAGGGTTGATTTAACCAGCAAGACTCTTTTTTACATACAGTATTCAAATTCTCTTTTAAAGAGGACCAAATTTCTTTTGAATCATTTGATTTTATTAAACTGTCACTATGTTCGCGGTTCCACATATCTTTTAACTTGTGTAAATCCTCGTTCTGATAACAACTAAATCCATTTTTTTGTTGTTCTAGTTTTGGACTACATCGTAAAACAGATAAAGAGGCTTGATTCGTAGATGCTTTTATCACGGGTTTTCGCTTTCTTGTTATCTGTTTCTTTTTTTTATTTGTTTTTGTTTTTATTCTTATTTTTCCATTCTTCTTATTTTTCACCATCATATGTATTATTGATATTTTTCTTTTTACAAATTCCTTTATTTTTTAAGGTTGGATCTTTTAAATTCACTTCTTTTTGATGGGGATGTATTATTTGTTCTGGTTTTTTGGTAACTTTTCGTTTTACCAATTTCTCTAAAGAGTTCGGCTCTCTTATTTTAATAGAACGCAACAAAACCTGATTTACATCATCTATATTCCCTTCTTCTGTAAAGGGTACAATATTATTAGATGAACTGTCTTCTATTCCTTCAAAATCTTCCTGAAGTATGTCCGTTTTATCCAGCATTCTAAAA